CTGAAATTTAATTATTATCATATTTCGAAAAGATATGTTTCAGCCAATTGTGGTTCAAAATTTTGAACAAAATAAAGAAATAATAAATCGCTCAAAATTAGACGTACAAATACAAATAGCAGAAAGAAACTTAGAAAACGCATTCTTTCATAATATCAGAATATCTGATAAAGAAGCAATTAAATTGCAATCACTATTTCCACGTCGAATTGTTTGCCAAAATCCCGCACCAAAACAAATATATCATGATTCATCACATCCAATCTTAAGGGTATTAAATGATTATTCTAATCACTTAGCTAAAAACGTTATTAATCAAAACCGAAAAATCGGTTTAAAAACACTATCCATAGGTGATTCCTTTAACAATAAAGTCAATGCAGATCATAACTGTAATTTATTAATTAGTGTACGTGATAATGTACGAGCATTAAGTTCTGCAATGAGTGCATGTAATCACTCTTTATTTAATCATATCACCAATGGTCATCCAACACCAATTTGCACAAATGGTGCACAAAAATGTTTATTTCAAGCAGATATCGCCGTTGCAATACATTCAACATACGATATGACAATGGCAGATTTAATTAAAATCTTTGATAAACATTCTATAACAAAAATGTATGTATACATGTATATACCATTATATTTATATGATCCAGATTTACAACAAATAGAAAATCACGAAGATATTTATCATTTGAGATCTAGAAAAGAGGGTTGTAAAGAATATATACATATGGATATGCATGATTTTTCAAATAATTATCATCATAGTTTATCCAATTGGAAAAAATGGGCAAACTTCACAAGATTAGTCTGTGAAAAATTTCAGATTTGCCGGGAAACAGTAGAAACTATTGGTCCTTTACATGTTTTATCATTAATGAAAACTCCATTAATACATGAAAATATATGGATGGAAATACCTATCACTTCATTTGGATTATTTTATGAATTACCATGCGTTTTTGAATTCGTCAAAAATCGCTTCAAACTATCAAACCATCATAAGAAATATATCATTCCAACACACGTCATCCAAGAATCTTTAGCATATGCAAATAGAGTAGCAGATTCTGCTTATAAATTTGCAGAATTCGCTACACATTTAAGTTCTACTTTAAGAGCTATCACTATTGGTACAGTAGTATATCAACCAGGGTGGAGTGTAGATACGGAAACTTATCAGTGCGTCGCATTTTCATTATTTATATTCGGAGCAATAAGAAGAACAAAACGCACAGTAGGTATAAGTGCAGTTTTTGAAGAAATGAAAAATTCTGCAAACCAATTTAAATTTATAAATACAATGTTGAATTCTATCAAGAAAAGTATACATAAAGTTACAGGTTTCTTTTCAATATTTAATTACGAAAATTTTGATTTATGGGATGTTGAAATTAAAACACTTCAATCGTATGCCGTTTCAAATACGTATTATCGTTTTCTTGATTTAAATAACTTTAATTGTGTGAGACAAAAACATTATTTATCAAATTACAATCATGAATATTTTGTTAAAGAAGATATCAAAGATTGTATTGAAGAATACGAATTAGAGATAGAAGAAGAAGTTTTAACTTCTTCTTTAATTGAAATCACTAAAGAAATCTTAGATAAAAATAATGAAATTAACAAACAACATCAAGTTATTCAACAAATACATAAAGACTTTAAATCTAAGAAAATTGAATCAAATCAAAATTCAACACCAATTCCAGGAGAACAAAATAGAATTAAACAAACCAAAAGAAAATTTAAAAATTTGAATGAACAAAGTATAATTGCTGCCACGAGGAAAACCATGAGAGAAAATGCAGGATATGAAGTTTGTATTGAAATATTATTTTTGACGCCAGAAAAAGATAATGAAACTTTGTATGAAACAGCCACAAACACCGATGAATCTAATAATGAATCATTAGAACAACATGAGATTCAAGAAAATATACATGACACTATAAATGATTCAAATAAATTAAATGAATTTAAAGAATTACAGAAACAAGCAGAAATAAATCTTTCTAACGATTCTATTTCAATTGAATTATGTAATGAAAATGAAATCCTTAAACCTATTCCAC